TTCAGAGTAAGCACTACCTACTCCCCATTCTGGAGCAGTAACACCAGCATTCATAACTAATGCTTGTCCTGTTGTTCCTTTTGCAAGACGAATATAATCAGTTCCATCGTAATATACAATATCACCAGCTACATCAGATCCCATCTGAATTTTAGCACCAGTAACTGCATTATCAGCTATTTCAGTTGTACCAACTGCACCAGCAACTATCTGTGCAGTACTAGCATTTCCAGATAAATCACCGCCCATAGCTGGATCAGCAGAAATACTTGTCCAAGTAAATGTACCATCTGCATCTGAACCTAAGTACTGTCCTGCCGTACCATTACCTGTAACATCAAGTTCAGTAGCTCCAATAGTGTTTGCAGCTGAGTTCAACAGCAATACCAGAAGAGTGCCCACCTACTACAGCATCACATGTACAAGTAACCCCCGAAATAGCAGTAACTTTAACTACTTCATCGGTTAGGGATACATATGTCCAGTCTCCTACACCTAGTGTAGGAAAAGCCGCAGCTGTAGCTACATCAAAACTAGTAGCCCCAGCTGATATTGTTGAGGCTAATGTTGTATACGCATTATTCGTAAACTTTACGCCCATAACTGTACTCCTTTAAGTAACAGGGGATTATTAAGATATGGTAATAGTCCACGTAATAGTTATTGAGTCTGATGCGCCTTTATTAACTACTGAGAATACAGTACGTGCAAGCATGTCACCAGTTGAAACAGCATCGAAAAGACCAGCTTCAGTAATAGCACCTGTACCATCACCAGCTGCCCAAGTACACCCATATGCAATTGTGTTAGTTGAAACAGTAGTACTTGTTAAAGCATTTCTGTCAATTTCTGTCTGTAACGTGGTATCTCCAACAGCCGCTGCGTTAGTACCGGTACCTAATGCCATATGCGTCATTACTGTGTTCGCATTGTTCATTCTATCAGCTACCCAGTTTTTACCTGCCGTTACTACTAAATTATTTGTTTCTTGCACTACTACGTCATTTAGTGAAATAGTTAGTGCACCTGTTAATCGTAAACCATCGTTAATCATTTTTCAAACTCCTAGTTTAGTGTCATATTATTTAACGGTACCCCTGCTGCATTTAAGACTCCGCCCGTAACACGACTAAGATTTATTAAATCAGAAATAGTCGCTACATTATCTGCGATAGTAGTGTTGTCATAAAAATGATTGACCAGTGTATCTGCTAGAGCTAGTGAATCAGTAAAAGTAGCAAAATCTATATACAGATACTCTGTCAAACCAATTGTGTCACCTAAACTTTTACCTAAGCTATAGCTATGAGCATCGCTAAATATAAAAGTATCCGTGAGATTTTTACCTGGTGTTAATGCTATTGCATCTGAAACAGGTCCAAGAGCATCAGCCTGATCATTACCTTTTAATAACTCAAACTGGGAGTTAGACGCATTTAACCCCCTTGTATTAAGTATAAACGTACCCAGTGGGTTAAATTCAACATCTCCTAATGCAATAGTGTCACTAAAGTTTCTGACGTAGCCCCAAGCTCGGACAACTACGTCACTCATACCAAAACTATCAGCTGCAGGATGTTCATATAACAGCCCGAGAATATCCGACATCGTAGCAACATTGCCTTTAGTTCCAATGTAATCTTTATCTATTAATGCCGAGTCATCTAAAGCGAAGCCATCTGCTATAGCTTTAGTTATTACTCTATAGGCCGTATCTGAAATCGTGACGCTATGTGAAGGTGTTTTAAGTGGATGTATTGTTGTCACATCCAAGAGTGCAAAGACATCTGCTAGTGCGGGTTTTACTACTGCAATTGTATTCGTATCGCCTATAGGAATTGTAAAATTAAATTCCCTATTTTTACTATCGTAATCTAGGAAAACTTCCGTAGCAATAGCAATATGTGTGACTTCTACAGCACCATGATTAGACATTAAAAATCAGCCCTTACTTTAAATTTAAGTCTATCAAATATAGTCCAAATAGCCCCATTAGTATAAGTTAGTTCTATTTCGCCTTCATACGTACCTGCACTAACATCTAAAGTATCCGCATTCCACGGCATATAACAAGCTCCATCTGTATATGGCGCGACTTTTATGCAAGTCATAGTATCCAAAACAGTCGAACTGCCTAAAGAACGAAATTTTACTCTAATTATGGGATCAGAAATATCAATGACGGCCCATGTAGTTGAGTCGTCAGGGTCTAGAGTTAGACCAGATGCAGCAGTATTAGAATCTTTTAAGGTAAGATTTACTTCTGGCTTGGTATCGTGCGCAACTAGATTAATTATATCATAGTATGCCATTATTAACTCCTAGGAGGTTGTTCTCAGCATTGGCAATGTTTGCAAGTACAGAATACGGGAATATTCTAAAATGTCAAATTAAATTAAACAAATCCATTATCTTCTAATTTTGTATTAACTTCAATCTCGTTATTGCCCCACATACCAGAATTAATAAGTTGTTTGCAACTAGACTCATACCGGAGATAGTAGGTATTATTTTCATCTTTCATATCTCCACTAATAGCTCCATGTGCTTTATATGCAGAATAATTTAATAGTGCTTCTGTATATACTTCATTAATTTTTAAATCTGTATACGTTGTCTTAGCTTTCTTAGGAGCAGCTGCATATTTTAAAAGAATTTGAGTACGTTTGGGGGATTCAGCATCTGTACCTTTAATAACTGCTTTAAATGGTTCAGGTAAAAGAATAGCCACATGTTTATCAACATCCTGTACTAACTTTACAGAATCATCTTTAATAGCTACTTGATCAAAATCAGAAGCATAATATGCATGAATAGGAACTAGAAAATCTGAAGGTAAAGCATACTCTTCAGTATCTCTAGGACCATCCATTTCATATGTTTTTGTAAGTAAATGAAATCTTTTATGTAATGCTAAATTAGCTAAATTAATATAATTAATAAATTTACCTTGATTAATTAATTGTACTGCAGTTGGTACTGGGCTTGGATTAGCAGACATATCCCCAACACTAGCAATAGCTAATTTACTACATTCACCTGTAACTAAATAATCGATGTATTCTGAAACTTTCATAATATCCTCTATAGGGTAGATGAGTAGGGGAGTCGAGGCCCCTACTCATCCAGGAGGCACACAACACCCCGCGAACGGGGGAAGCGTTAGAATTCATCCCATATTTTGTTAGCTTTTTTCGTAGTTTTAGCGCGAGCCTCTGCTTTTTCTTCTGGCGTCAGTTCACCTGTTAGGTGAGGCGCTTCCGTAGAGTATAGCTTCGTTCTAGCCTCATGAGCCTTATTAGCAAAAGCCTCCCGCAGCTTCCTTGTCCTCGCGTGTTCTTTCCTTATTTTATTTGCTGTCTCTTTGACAGTTTCTTTGAATATATGCTTTGGCATTGTATCTCCTAGCTAATTAAACAAAATAAGAACTGTCACCAGTCTTTCGGGGATGACTGCCCCACATAGTTGAATTTTCTAATTCATCTTCCTCTTCTACTTCTTGTGGTCCTACTTCACTTGGTTTCCATGCATTCAATTCCGCTAGCATAGTTATTGTATCTATTTGATCATCGTGCTTACTTTTAAACCCCTTAAGAGTAGCTAAAGATAATTCAAAAAGCAACTCCTCAAGTTCCTTACTATCTTTTAATTCTTCCGGTAGCCAAATCTTTTTAGATTTAAACAATGGAATAGCATTTTGTTGAAACCTACTCATTTTATCTTTAGTAGGTCTGATCCCTATTGTATTACTATTTTTCCCTTTAGACAAAGTAAAATAATTATTACGTTGTCCCATTTCATTTTGAATCCAACTAATAAATCCTCCTTGTTGCCCGGTAGTTTCAATGCCAACTTCCTGCGGTCTATATTCTTGAACTAAACGAAACAATTCATCTATTGTATGATTCATGAGCGTCCGTTTACAAAATCCATCTACCCAGAGCCAATCTCCATTATTATTATACGCCCATACGTTGATTACACTAAAATCGGCATGCTCTTTGTCACTAGTAGCAAAATCAGTAGTAACATAAAAATTATAAGCTCCCTTATTTTTAAGTACATTGCTTCGCTTGTACCAAATAATATCTGAATCAACAACTAATCTATCCTCTTCTGACGTAATTCTTAACATTAACTCCTGATTAAATGAGTCAAGTTTTCCAGCTCCTTTAGCTTTAATGTATTGATTATTAACATACTCGTAAGTAAACCTATCTTCCCAGGCACCCCTAAATTCTTCTTTAGTGCATGGAAATCGTTCACACACTGGATAGACATTAACATGCCAAACCCCTGATTCTATAGCTTTGTATAGAGGGTCTTTAGCATTAAACGGAGTTCCAGACCAAATAACTTTACGTTTATTTGGATGTAAAGCATAATCAATGGCAGAATAGACGGTGTTTTCCACATTCTCGATAATAGTCGCAGACCTAGCATCTTCATCTCCTAATAAATCATCAAGTACTGCAAGTTGAGGTCTCGTATTCAACTCAACTGTACCACGAACACCAGTCTTTGCTCCATGTCCAGTAACAACAAATTCTTTATCCTCCATATTTTTAAAATACCATCTGATATCTGTAAATCTAGACTCTTTAATAAATGATTTTAAAAATTCACTTTGTTCACATCGACGCTCCATACGAAGACGCATCTTCTTTACTCCATTTTCAATACTATCTGAGAGGTACAAAGCGTAGTCCACTGTCCCAAACCCAGGTATAGCTCCATATACTGCTAGATATAGAAATAAATACTCAGCAAAAATAGTGGTCTTAGCTAATCCTCGAGCACACATATTAGCTGTGTTCTGATTTTTACCTGCAATTTTATCTAGCATTCTATAATGAATTACAGGAGTTTTGTTCTCTTCTCCTTTTACTCCATTAACTAATTTAATAAACGATATAAATTCCAGAGCAAATTCACTAGGTACGTAGTCCGGGTCATCCCCATACTCACAATCATTTAGCCACGCATCTACCGATTTTTTAATCAGCATTATTAATTACCTCGTAAGTTGTCTCTACAGGCTTTGCAATTATGTCACTATGCGCTATTTCTTTTGCACTAGCTTGCCCATTCATAATCATTCTTAATTGCTGCTGAGCAAGTGCTTTAGTAGTATTTCTAAGATCCTCTACTACATCATTACTGTATCCTATATCAATTTCTATTTTAGCAGCAGCAGGTGCTGTTAAATTACTCATTAAACTCTCAGCAGCTTTTTGTCTTACTAACTCCGATTTAGCCGTGCGCATTAATTCTGCTTGAGTATTAATAGCCTCTTGGTAAATACCAGCATTTAAGATATGCGTAGGAACCATAGTCTGTTCCATTATTTTTGTAATTATCCCTGTTTTACTGTAATTATCAGCAAAACTAGCTATATAGGACCCAGAGGCTCCTTTATCTATTAAATTCTGATATCGATCTGGAAACACTTTACTATAAGCGGTAGACGCCTTATCTCCTATTAATCTGAGAGATACGAACTTTACGGCGTTAACATACGCCGCTAAAGAGTATTTTCCAGCAGATAACACAGAAGAGTACGTTAGCGCGTTATCTCTAAACACTCTTCTTAATTCACTATCTGATTCCGAATTAATAATATCAACAACTTTATCTGTTATATGTTTACGAAAACGCTTATCTGGTACAGCTCCAGATAGCATTTCCTTAGTTAAATAGTTGGTTGTATCTAGATCAGTACCTACATCTTTTAAATTAGTTAATTGCATTACGAACCTCGTTCCATTTGTGAATTAAGGAATTATGAGATATACCGTCGGTATAGCACATATGTGGACATACCATCCATATGTTCTTATCTATTTGAACTAAAACACTATTATCCTCCAATTCCTTCCAATATTTGTTCCAAGTCCTATAATCTTTAATCCAACTAACTAGCTTAATAAACACTTTCTTGTTTATCTCGTTGTTTTGATTAGACAATAATGTTAACGGTAACAATAAAGCAAAGGCCGTCCTGGATAAGGGCCACTCACCTGTAGTTTCTAGATTAACGTATTTATTCACTTCTAAGTCCTCGGCTAGTCTGCGTATCCCACATGTGCTTAACTATGAAATACTGCCGGTCATTCCCATTAAACATAATATCAGGATTGAGCATATACTCTTTTTTAGTATATTTCCTAATAAAATCAAACTTCTTAAGAGCCCTCAACCCACGATGGAAGTTATGAAGGGTCATTCCAGACTTCTCACATATTATTTTAGGAGTTCCCACAACCATATTTACTCTATTAATTTTATACATTATTTTTAATAGAACCAACGCCGCGTCACTTGATAACTGATTATTAGATAAAAGTGTAGCGGGAGGGGTTCCTAATTGAAATTTATTAAACATTGACGCTCTCCCTTCCCTGATGTAATCTTTTCATGTTTAGTCTCCTCCTGGGGGTGCCCATTCATTCAGCTAGTGGGTGGGCGCCTCTCCTGTTAGTATCCTTTTAATTGGGAAGTTTCCAACTCACCTACACATGTCTCGCTCTTAAAAAGTCAAACTTTCTCCATTACCTTTTATAAGAGTAACGACGAGTGAAGTTATTTCCAACTCGACTTATATAAAGCGAGTGCACTTCAATTGTTTTATCGCTTACACCCACCTTGTTGTATACCTAAAAACTACAAAACGCAACACTTAACTTCAGTTTAATCTCACATTAGAGATTTAACTACCCTGTTTAATCTCAGATATGAGAATAAACTATTTGTAACTTGTTCTATCTAAAGGATTAACTCTCTTCTAAGAATAAGAAGCGTCCGCCGGGCTTCCCGTCCCTTCGGGACTCCAGCCCGTCGTCCTTATTAATTAATATTATTTATATTAATTAGCCCCACGGGGCCC